CGGTCGCATTCGTCTTAAATAGCACCGTTACCAACATTACCGCCGCCCGCGGCGCCTACGTGCGCGCCGTGTACATCTGTGGATCTTCTCCAGTGGTGGGACAGGTAGCGACGATCACGCTTACCTCCTCACTCGCTCAAGACGTCTTCTCTCACGCAGCGTTGCCTGATAGTCTCAACCATTTGAAACAATTGGTTAGTATGCGCATTAACGCGGAGTCTCTCCTGCTGAAAAATTGCGCTTCTGACCTCAACAACAATGGTTATGTGCAGGCGGCGTCGTTTGATGAGAATGCGGATTGGCGCGATTACATCGGGAACAAAATGCTAGTCAATGCAACCAGCGCTAGAAACACATTTGAAGGTAGCTTGAAACGCGGTCTATACAGCTTCCTGCACGTGTCTGGCATGCATGACTTACAGTTCCACAATTACGTTGAATTTAACTCTGCTAGCTCTACGCCCAAGAACATAGGGTACCCGTTGAATGACTGTCGGTTCATAGCGGTGACCGCCGTGGCTGACTCTTCAACCGGCAACCCTGGGCTAAACTTTTTCCTGCATCTCACCCTTGGGGTTGAATTTTCGACTTCAGACCAATGGTGGGATGCTACTACGGGCAGGGTGACAATTCAGCAAACAAACGATGCACTGGATATAGTTCGACCTTCGGTACAATTCTATGAGAACCCCACCCACTTGGCAAAGTTGGGTAGGTTCCTCTCTGGAATCGGGGGGAGCATTCGTGCACACGCCACCAAGATTGGCGCGGCTCTCTCCATGCTGTTTCCTGGATATGCCCATGCTATTGGGCCTATCGCTCGTGTGGTAGCAGGTTTGTAATCTTTCTCAACAACCCTCCTCCACAATGTTTAAGCAAGCCATATTTCTTTTGCTACTGGTTTTCATGTTGCCTAAAGCCCTGTCTTTTTCCGTGTGTAACGCGCGCAAGCGCGATGCTCGTTCCTATTCAGTGGTAGGTAATTACGGCTTTAGCACCACTAGCAGCTTTAAGACTTATGCCAACATGGCGTTAGTTCCAGGGTCCTACTGTATTTCTATTATTGGGTGTGTGTCCCAGAACAACGCCGTTCCCAATGTGTACGTTAGTGGTGGACTCGTAGCCGGGGTCTTTGATGGGCTCGACATCTCCCCGTTCTACGCAGGTTCACCGTTCATCGTTGGGTCTAGTGCCATTCCTGCGTATGCTATCACAAACAACGTCATTCAACCACACTATATCGGCACTGGGTTTAGTGTGACTCCTGCCAGCTACTTAGGGTTGCGTTGCCATGATTTTGAGCAGGTTGTAGTTTATGCTGCTCCGCTATTCAACCCCACTGGAACATTATTTATTTATGTTAATTTGACCACTTTAGATATCACTTCCTTTGTGACTGTAGCTGTCGAAGCTGTTCCAGTGTATTAAGTGCCAGCGTTGTGTGTGTGTGGTGTGCGTTGTGTTTGTTCACTTTGTTGTTTTGCTTGTTTGTCCGCTGGATTCTGCG